ATGAGAAAAACAACTAAAAAATTATTAGCTGCGGTATTGTCAATGGCTATGGTTGTTACATCGTTTACGGGCATTGGTGCAGCAAATGATGCAAAGACGGCAAGTGCTGCAATAAGTTCAGTCTGGAAAGAAGACGGTTATCACGCTTATCTTTATTATCAGACAAAGACATGGGATTACAGAGATCCGCTTAAAAAAGGAAAAGAGTATTCGTATGTGCAGGCCGGTGGTCAGGATGTGACAGAGAAAGCAGAGATTACGGATGTTCTTTTAAAAGAAGGTGACGGAGAGTACACTGTTAAGATTTCAGGTGTTGACCTTACAGGTGCAGATGCATTTAACATGATGGGAATTTCTACAGACATTCCTCTTAAATCAGCAGACAGTATAAAAGTCACAGATGCGACATTAAAAATTGATGGCAATGAAGTAGAGGGAGCATCAGGTGTAGAGCTTCCACATACAAAATCATATGAGGCAAACGGTTATAGAGTATTCAGTTATACGGGTTATGACGGATGGAATCTTTCAAGCACTATTCCTTTCAAGCAGGGCAAACTTACAACAATGCCTAAATCCGATATTGAGATTTCATTTAAGATAACAGGTGTTCCTAAGTTTACAAAGACATATGGAAAAAAGGCTGGAGCTACATTTACAAGCGGAAATTATACATATAAGGTAACAACTGCCGCTACAGAAGATACAAATGGCAAAGTTGCAATTACAAAGCTTTCTACAAAGGGAAAGAAAGCAAAGACAATATCAGTTCCAAATACAGTTAAGGCATCAGGTGCTACATATACGGTATCTGCTGTTAATGCAAATGTTTTCAAAGCAGCAAAAGCAACATCTGTTACACTTGGAAAAGGTGTGACAAAAATTGCATCTTCAGCATTTGCAAATTGCAAGAAACTTACAAAACTTGTGGTAAACGGTAAATTATCGTCTGTTGCAAAGAATGCATTTAAAGGATGTACTAAAAAGATTAGCATTTCAGGAAGTTCAGTTGATGCAAATGCTAAAAAGATTAAGGCAGCCGGTGCTAAGAGCATTAAAAAGGTTTATACACCTATTTTTGCCACAAAATATGCTACAAGTGGACTTGTGAGCGGAAAAGCTGGAACTGTTGCAATTACTGCTGAAAATGTTAAGAGTGTGACAAAGGTTACTGCTTCAAGTGCAGATGAAAAAATAATCAAAATTAAGAATGAGAAAACATCAGGTCTTACATATTCTGCTGAGATATTTGGTGTAGCTGCCGGAAGTGCAAAGGTTACATTTAAGATTGCATATAAGAGAATGGATGGAAAAACAGCAACAAAGACTATTACAAAAGATGTAACAGTTGCAGATGGCGGTTTTTACGGACATCTCGAAGATAAAGATATTACACTCCGTGTGAAGCTGCCGGAGACTTCAACAAATGTCGGTGAAGAGAGAACAGTTTCGATAAAGGGCGGGACTTCAGCAAACATGATTGTTAAAGACAACGGTACTGTTCGTAAAGATGTTTCTACACAGTGGCTCATCGAAAATGAGATGGGGGAGGGTGTAAACCTCGGAAATACTCTTGAAGCTACTTTAGGAACTTATGCTGACAAGGTTGCTGCTACAGATGCTACAGTATTTGAGCAGGCATGGGGGCAGCCTATTACAACAGAAGCTTATATCCAGTCACTCCGTTCATATGGATTTAATACTATCCGTATTCCTGTAGCATGGTCAAACATGGATTCAGAGGATGGAACATATACTATCAATGAAAAATACCTCGGTCGTGTGGAAGAAATCGTAAACTATGCATTAAATTGCGGTATGTATGTTATTGTCAATGATCATTGGGATTCTCAGTGGTGGGGACAGTTTGGTGCGTGCAAGGAAGATGCTGACGGAAAAAAAGCTGCCGATGAGACAAAACGTGCAGAAGCATGGAAGAGATATAGTAGATATTGGACACAGATTTGTGACAGATTTAAGGATTATTCAGATCATCTCATTTTTGAAGGTGCAAACGAGGAACTTGGTGACAGATTAAACGATGCAATCTATGAAAGTGGTTATAGCGTACCAAAAGACGACAATGATACAAAGGCTATCTCAGGAAACCTTACAGAGGATGAGAGATACGAAATGGCAAATAAGATTAACCAGAAATTTGTAGACATTGTCCGCAGTACAGGCGGAAACAACGCATACAGACATCTTCTTATTGCAGGTTATGATACAAACATTGACAAGACTTGTGATGACAGATTTAAGATGCCAACAGATACAGCAGAAAATGGAACTACTAAACTCAGCGTTTCAGTTCATTACTATACACCATGGGATTTCTGTGGAGACGGTGGCAGCGGTATCTATACACAGAAAGACAAAGAAGCAACAGAAACATACTTCACAAAGATGGATAAATTCTACAATGCAGGATATGGAATTATCATGGGTGAGTTCAGTGTTTGCAATCCAAAGCAGGAGGGTGTTGCACAGTGGTTAAATGATACAATGACTATTGCAGCTAAACATCATATTTTACCAGTACTTTGGGAGACAAATCAGTATATGGATAAAGACAACTGCAGGATGAGATACAATGACATTGCTGTACTCTACAATACAATCACAGGTTCAAAAGGGGATACGAGTTCAAAGATAAATACAAACGGAACAACAACAGACGGTTCAATCGCAGATTATCTTGAGACAACAAATGTAAATAACCTCAAAGCAGGCTTTGAATGGACAGGAAAGTGGTACAAGAACGGCGGTGGAAACCTCGTAGGAGATGATATATACACAACAGAAGAAGGTGGAACAAAGGTAACAAAAGGTTCTGTTGAAGCATTTGTACCTGAGTCATCATCAAAATCATCAATTGACGGAGATACAACAGAGCTTGGCTTTAATGACTGGGGCTATCAAGCATTCTTAAAGATTGATTTATCTAAGTATAAGAAGCCGGTTGTTGCATTTAACTTCTTAGATATATCAGATACAGAAGACTTTGTCGGAACAGTGACTATTGGAACATCAGACAAAGTTGGCGGAAGCGGAAAGAATACATATGACCTTAAGTATTCAGAATTCCACGGAAAAGGAATAGTGCTTAATGATACATTGTTAAAAGCACTTGAGACAGAGCCATACCTCTATATAACATTTGCAGGAAAACCTGCAGTGACAGGAATTACTGTTTACGAGGGTTAAAATCTTAACAGATAGTGTAAAGAGAATATTTTGTATAGTGTATCACTGACTTTTAGTTAAATAAGCATTAAAACAAGCCGAATACAGAATAAAATATCTGCGTTCGGCTTGTTTATTTATTTCTTAAAACTGGTTATGCTGATTATTTTCCACAGTTCTTTTTATCAATCTGTTGATTAAAAGCATAAAAGTTTCGACAGTCAAGGTTTTCCTGAGTGCGTCTGAGACATTCGCCAAATCTCTGGAAATGAACAATTTCTCTTTCTCTGAGGAAACGGATAGGTTCTGCAACTTCAGGGTCTTTTACTATACGAAGAATGTTATCATAAGTCAGGCGGGCTTTCTGCTCTGCCGCCATGTCTTCATAAAGATCGGTTATGGTATCACCGGTGCTCTGAAGCTGGCTCGCACTGAAGGGCTCTCCACTTGCTGCCTGCGGCCATATGGCAAGTGTATGGTCAATATAGTATTTATCAAAGCCGGATGCCTTGATTTCTTCCGGTGTAAGATTTTTTGTAAGCTGTCTGATAATGGTAGCAACAATTTCAAGATGACCGAGTTCTTCGGTGCCGATGTCAGTAAGAGCACCCATGACACGGCGGTCGGTCATACTGTAACGCTGTGAGAGATAACGCATAGCGGCACCAGCCTCGCCATCCGGACCACCGTAGTCGAGAACCTGTAATATTGTGAAAAGGCTTGATTTTAGGGAATTTGTGAAGAAATATAGATTTTGTTTGAGCAAAATATATCTTGCCGGAAAGGCTGTAATCTTTGCTGGTTGCACTGGATATGTGAGCAATAATGCAATACAAAACTTGTCGGAATCCGACAGAATAAAATAGTTGCAAATATTTTTAATATTGTATATAATGAACTTAACAAGAGAGCCGAACGCTAGGTGCAGACTAGCCGCCGGCAAATAAGATGTTTATTTTTAAAGTAACGCCTTACTTTGCTAGAGCTGGGGCGTTACTTTTTGTGTGTTATCGTATATACAAGAGTAATAACTGCACAAAGCATAATTACAAATGTGAATAAATCGCTATATGTAACCATTGGCATCAGCTCCCTTCCTTTGTAAGTCCGGCAACTGTCGTAGCACCCTTCGGCTCTCTGATTAAGTTCATTATTAAGATTTTAAGTTATCGGTATTATAGTACATATGTTAATAATTGGCAATAGAAAACCCCTGAAAGTCTGGTCCGCTTTCAGAGGTTTTGTTTTGTTCAAAATGGAACATATTATGTGTCTGATGCCATTATATCATATGCAAAATCTATTTGCAATTTACAAGCGATATATCATCATTCAAAACCACGGTCATTTCCTGCGTTTCCTTATTCCAGACAAAATGGTCTACGACTTCCAGTAAAGCATTATGCTTTTCCATATCATTTGAATTTTCATCTTTTATAATATCAATCAATCCCTGAAAATCAACATCTTTGTGAACTGATGCAGGGTGAACGGTGATAGTGGCGGATTCAAGTTTTTTGTTTAACTCTGTGCGTCTTTTCAGGATAAGTTCTTTATTTGCTTTGTATTCTTCTAAGGTGTCTATCTCATTTATATACGCATCTTTGATACGCTTCATTTTTGTATCAAGTGATTTGAGTTCTTTTAATATATATCCCCGTTCTGTATTTTCGGTATTGATTACATTTAGATTATAATTGTAAAAATATCCTGAGCCGGATAGTTCTTCGAGGATGGAGAGAACTTCTTTTTCAGCATTTTTCAATGTGATGCCATTTCGTGTAGAACAGAGCCCTTTTGAATATTTCCAGCAACAAAAATTTGGAACTGTTTTAGTACCACCGTGGGCGAAACCGAGCGAAGCACCGCATTTTGAGCATTTAATCATGCCGGACAACCAGTTGGCAAGGAGTGGAGCAGGGCGGCGTTTCTTGTTATATCCCGTGCGGAGTCTGTCGTGTGCTCTGCGGTTTGCAGCTTTTGAGAATTGTTCATCTGATATAATAGCTTCGTGTTTTCCGTCAGATATAATCACATCGTCAGGATTTTTTCTCTTGTTACTCTGTTTGTCAAAAAAGTTCCATCGGATTTTACCTATGTAAAACGGGTTTTCAAGGATATATCCGACTACACGGGTTTCAAAAAGAGATCCTCTTGCAGTTCTATAGCCGGATTGATTAAGCCTTGCGGCTATGTCACCCATCGGGATATTCTGCTCTGTGTACATATCAAAAATCTTTCTGACAATCTCAGCACCTTTGGGTTCAATCTGTGGAATTTTAGCTCTGCCACGCTCTTTGATATATCCGATTGGAACATTGGAGTTGTAACCGCCTTTTAAAGCCTTTTGTGTCATGCCACGCATAACTTCTCCGGATAAATTGTATAAGTAAAATTCGTCACTCCATTCAATAACCATCTCAATTAAGCGACCATACATACCCTCAACTATCGGCTCAGAAACGCTTATAACATCAACATTGCATTTTTTACGGAGAACTGATTTATAATAAGTGCTTTCATCAATGTTCCTAGCAAAACGTGAGAACTTCCAAAGGAGAATAGCATCATAGGGGTGTGCTTTATCTTTACACGTTGCGATCATTTCTTGAAAAGCAGGTCGTTTATCTGCCTTTTTGCCAGAGATGCCTTTATCTTCCTGATAGATTCTTGTAAGCAGCATGTTGTGCTGTTCTGCATAATCCTTGATGAGCCTGATCTGACTTTCTGGAGAAAGTTCTTCCTGTTTGTCAGTAGAGACTCGGATGTATGCACAGACTTCTTTTAATTTTTCAGACATGGTTTCTTCCTCCTTAAAATTTGGTATAAAAAATAAGCCTATACAAAAGAAAAGGCTTATGCTAAAATAGATATGCGTTATCTTTAGCTTTTAGCCATATTCTTTTGTGGGTAAAGCATAAGATTTTTGACCGTCCTTTGTGGGCGGTCATTTTTTTGATTAGATTTCATTTATATGAATTAGTTCATTAAATTGCTGTTTTATTGTAATAACTTTAATCGTCAAGATTATAATCATCCAAGCTGTTTTCAAGTCCTGTATTAAAATTATTAAATGCCTTATTTATCTTTGATACATAATTATATGCTACAAGACCCGATACAATAGAAATAACTAATGAAATAATTGTAACAATAAACATAAAAGTCACTTTTTTATGCATTGCAGTTACTTCACGATAGATTTTTCTATCCAGATTTTCTAATTGGTTGCTTTCAGTTACATTTTTGATTGCGTTATCTTTTTCAAATGTTGATGCTGAATCCCATTCTTCAGCAGTCATGTGCAAATATGTTCCAGGCATACCACAGGTTGTACAGTTTGCCTGTGTTCCTTCCTGTGAAAATGGTTTGCCACAATTTGGACAATAATGCATGTATTTCATAATTTTTTTCTCCTTTTTAGATGTTTTTAAAAGCATATATAATTCAAAATGTATTTTCTAAATTCTCTGCTTTCGATTTTTTATGAACCATTAAAGTTGGTTCAAAATATATATTATAGTATCCATAGGACACTGATATTCCATATTTTTGTCTGTAACATTCCAACGCATCTTGAAAAAATTTTTCGGTTACACCTAAACAGTCAGCCATTTCATTGATATTTCTGCATCGTTCTTCAAAGCATTTTACCAATCCGGCAAGACCAATCTGTTTATTGTAAGCCCAAAGTCTTGCGGTGTGTTCCTGTTTGCGGTTGGAGAAATCTGTCTGGTCGAGAATATCTCCAACAGATGTGTAATAATGACCTAGTTCTTCGGCAAGTACACATGCCTTTTTAGTTTCTGGTATATCTTTTTTTATAGCTATTGTTGTATTAAGTATTAAGCCGCTATGTGCTTTTAAAGGTAATTCAATAATTTCAATATGTTTTTGCGTTGCTTCTATTGTTAATTCTTCGTAATTCAATAAATCCTCCAAAATATATTATTGTTCGTTGTTTCTAATATGTTTTTTTAGTATTTCAATATCATTTTGTCTGTCTGTTTCTGATGAGTTATCATCTTCGTGTGCCGCCAGTAGTGAAATATTAACATCATCACTTTTGGGTGGAACCATATTGTCAATCATGCCATATATAATATTTTTCTGCTCATCTGTCAGTTTATTTAATTTTAGTATATATCGCATAAGTCTATATGAACGATCTGAGTTATTTTCTAAAAGTAAATTGTAAAATTCTATAAAATTTTTTTTTGTTTGCAAATTATCAGAATACAAATCTTTTTTATTAAAAAAATGCTTAGATATTTTTTCAGCAATTTTATTTAAGTCAGCATTTAACTGGTCTGAATTATCATCGAATTTTTTTGAATGATCTTCGACTAAATCGGATTTAGAAATACCAAAATAGTTTGACATCAATTCTATTTTATCGATGCGAGGATAAGTATTTCCTTTCACCCAATCTGTAAATGTTGTATATTTTACTCCTAAAGCATCACACATTTCAGTTCTTGATTTATTATGTTTATTCATATAATACTGTATATTTTGCGACATAATTTTTTTATTGCCAAGACTACTCATTTAGCTACCTCCTTTTGATTTATTATAGGTTAAAACCGTAAAAAAATCAATATAAAAGAAAAAAAATACGACAAAACCGTTGACATTACGGAAATACCGTAGTATTATTTTGGGTATCGGAAGGAGGTTTAACAACAATGGAAAAATCATTGTTTACTTTAAAAACAGCAAGAGAACGAAAGGGCTTAAAACAAGTCGAAGCTGCAAAGTTAATAGGAGTGAGTGTTGATACACTAGGGAACTATGAAAGAGGAAAATCATATCCAGATATACCTATCCTTAGAAAAATAGAAGAAGTGTATGACATTCCGTATTCAAGACTTATTTTTTTACCTTTAGATTACGACAAAACCGTAAATATAGTTTAAAAATAAAAGCGAGGTGAGAGCGTGTCAAGAATTACGCAAGCAGTTTTAGCAATATGTGCATTATGGATAATGGGAATTATTTTTACCATGATAATGCACAAGACATCCAAGAAAACAGGACAGAGTTTTATTGGATATCTTGTGTATGTAATTTTTATCTGTGTGATACTTACAGTTTTTTTAATAAGTCAGATATAGAAGGCGTTAATTCTTCTAAAAGTTTTGTTGCAGTATTTTTATCTAAATCAGATATAGAATTATTCAGTTGTACCATTTTGGAATGCAAGTCTTCAGGAACATAGGTTAATGCTAAAAAATAGTAAGTGCCATATTCCTTTTCAGTTTCATTGTCAGAATATACAATCATTTGACCGGCAGATTTAAGATACTGTTCTAGGATGTTACGAATATAAGTTTTGCGGTTTTTGCTGTTTTCATGTTCAAGTTCAAGTTTTCGCATTTTAAGCATATAGTGATTATTTACTATTCCAGTGATTATTGGAGAGATAAAACCGCATAAACCTAATGTTAAAGAAACGACAACAGCAAGTGTCATAGTAGAAAAATCTCCTTTCTTTTAATACTCGGCTACGGCAATAGCCTGTATTAAAAGTATAGGGGAATGGAATGTAAAAATCAAGAAAAGAGGTGATATAAACGGATGGGTAATGTATTTTATTTGTGCAATGGACAGAAAGAGGGTTGCAAGAAAAGAACTTGCTATATGAATGGAGATAAGAGCGACCACACTTGCTTTTGGACAAGGGATGTGAGATATGCAAAGAACTTTGAAAAGAATAAAGATGTTGTTGCAGAGGATGTATATTATGAAAAAAGAGACCGCCTCAAATAGTAAGGCAGCCTCAGAAAATTAAAAGAAGTTAGATAAGAATGAAAGAACATCTTTCACACCGTTTGTGAACTTGTTTTCCATATAAATGATGGTTTTGTCGCAAAGAGAAATGCGGTTTGCCAAGTCATCGCCACGGTAACAAGTTATATAACCCCTTGATTCTAATTTCCAACATAGTTCAGAAGCATAGTCTGATGACATATCGAGAGAGAAAAGTTCGATGAGTTGGTCGGAATTTTTAAATTTATTTGCCTTTTCCATAGAAAGGGCAGGTTGTCGGTTCAATATTTCCTTATACATCAAAGTCAATAGTTGCTGTTGCTCTTTGGTTAAATCGTCCATAAAAATTCACCTCCTGTCATTTTGAAATGGTCGCACATTTATTATATGGCAGGATATGAATTAGGACAAGAAAAAACAAGGGAATGTTTGTTGAAACTGTAGAAAGCGAGGTGAGAACGATGGATAAAGTAAAAAACATAACTGACTTACAGGCAGAACTTGACCGCAGAACTGCAGTTGAAAAGTTAGCTGAGAAACTTATTATTGATGGAAAGTTTGAGGAAGCGAAAGAACTTCTTGACACATTGGATGATGATAAGGTTGATAAGCTGATGGAAGCAGGTGAGTTCCAGGAAATTTTTTCACATAAAAATGTTGAAACTACAAAAAGATATATCGGTGCAAAAGAGCATACAGAAAAAGCCATTGATTTGTATTTAAAGGTGAATTGTAATTCTGACATACCCAAGCATAATTTCGAGAGACTTAATGATGTTATTAACGAAATTGTAGCTTTGCAGGAAAAAGGAACTAAATTGAATGTCCGTATTTTAGCGAATATGAAGTGAGGTGATTTGGTAAGATGGCACAGATTGTTATCAGTGCGGTAATTGCATCTGCAATATCCTTTTTGATATTGCACTGGTCGGATGTTGAGGATATTGCAGACGACATTTTGACGAGTTTAAAAAAGAGAAAGAAGTAATGTTGTTATCAATGAACTAAGCACACCTACAAAAATAGGAATGCCAATATTGGTAAGTGCATACTGAACAGTGGTCAAGCCCTAAGCATAAAATAAAACAAAAGCAGAAAAGGAGAGAATTATGGCAAAAAAGAAGATAACGCATAAAATCCTCGTGCCGACTAAAGACGGCGGTTATGTAAACTTTAATGATTTGTCTGAGGAGCAGAAGCAGCATATAAGAAATCAGTGCTTTACAAGATTTGCTGACAGCTACATGGGACAGCTTGGATATACAAGGGTACATACAGAGGACGAAGCGGTTTCACAGAATTAATAATTTGCTGTGCTATCGGCATGACGGGCTTATGGAAAGGAGCATGAGGACAGTGAGCAGAAGAAAGAAAATGAAGAAAATGGTTAAGGTTGAGACAAAACAGCTTAATGATTTGCTTTGCAAGGAGTATCTTGTCGAGGCCGTAGCAAAGGTTATAGCGGATGATGGCAGTAATGATGTGAAGATTGCTCAGATAGCTGCTATTTTGCAGATGTAAAAAGGCAAAAGAAAGGATGATGATTTTATGGATATAAGTTTACATGATTTGGCTGGTGGAGCTTTGCAGGAGAAAGTCAATCAGGCTTTTGAGCAGGTTATGAAGAATATGCAGGATCCAAATACTCCATGGAAGAATAAGAGAAAAATAAATCTTACTCTTTCGTTTGAGCAGAATGAGGATAGGACAGATTGCACTTGCGATATTTCAGTAGATACAAAGCTGGCATCTGTAAAACCTGTTAGCACAAAATTCTGTACTCAAAAAGATTTGACAACAGGCAAAGTTTATGCACAGGAGTATGGTCCGGGTATAAAAGGGCAGATGTCATTTGATGATGTTGAGAAAAACGAGATTGAGATTGACGGTCAGATTGTAGATACGGAGACGGGAGAAATTAAAGAAGATAAGAGCGTAATTGATTTTAGAAACAATGTTAAACAGGCATAAATTAGGAGGATATAAAGATGGAGAAAGAAGCATTAGCATATGCAGTTGAGCTGGCAGAGCCACACATAAAGGAAGTTAATGGGGAGTTTTATTCGGACAAGGTGTTAAAGAGATTAGTACATAATCCAAAGGCAGAAGCTATTAAACTTACAACGCTTCGTAGCCTTGTTGATTACATTAAATCCGGTACAGATATTATGTCGGATAAAATGATTATTCATGTGGAAAGTCCGACAGTGGTAAGTTTGTATTCATGCCTTGACCTTGACAGAGGGCGTGAATATATAGCTTCTGTTTATGCAGAGCTGCCGTCGTTTCCTTTTGGAAAGTTTATTGAACATGAGCGGTTTCTTATTGGAGTTCAGTCAACATTTATATCAAACAATGACAAGGAGTTGCTTTTGAAGTTTGCAGGAACAGTGGAAAACGGAACGATTGCCAGTTATGGTGATGATGGTGTGACACAGAAAGCGACAGTAAAAACAGGGGTCGCTTCAAAGTCAGACGCTGTTATTCCTAGTCCTGTTAAGTTAAAGCCATATCGTACATTTACAGAGGTTGAACAGCCTGAAAGTAGTTTTATATTCCGTATGAAAGAGGATAAATACGAGGGTATTCAGTGTGCTTTGTTTGAAGCTGATGGAGGAGCGTGGAAATTACACGCTATGGAGAATATCCAGGAATATCTTGAGGAACAGCTTGATAATCTTTCGGGATTTACGATTATTTCATAAGGAGACAGATTTGCACAACGACAATAATTTTTATCGTTCCAGTGATCCATTTTTTGTAGTAACCTGCAATGATTGTGGCAGAAAAGTGTGGAGCACTAGACGAATAAATGAAAAGTGCAGTAGGTGTGGTAGTGGTGCAGTCAAAACAGAAGCACCATACCACACGATTGAAGAATATAAAGGGAGATGTAATGAGGAGAGATGATAAGCCTTTGAAAAGGCTGAATCGGTTTAAATATCGTGAGTTAAATTATTTCTGTTATCAGTATAATTCATGGAAAGCTCAGATAAGAGATATTGAGGGCAGTTTAGGTGTTTCTGGAGTAAATTATGATGGGATGCCTCATGCTCATAATAATGAGTCTCCGGTGGAGAATGTAGCTATCAGACTTGCCTTGCTTAGCAGTAAAGTTGATTTAGTTGAGAAAGCTGCAAGAATGACGGATGCAGATCTTGCAAGTGCGATTCTTAGATATTGTACAACTCCGGGGATGAGTTTTCAGCAACTTTGTAAAAAAGAGAATGTACACTGCAGTCAGGCAACTTTTTATAGAAAAAGAAGTGAGTTTTTCTGTAAGCTGGACAAGCTCAAGGAAGAAAGTTATTATTCAGAGCTGCCACGAAAATACAGGGCAGTAGAAAAACATCATAGGGGTAAGTGGACCTCATGATATTTATTATTTTATTATTTTTTATCCGGGTACATTGTTATGTGTTCGATGATTTTTACAGGAGTTCTTTAATTGTTCCAGATATGCGGGAGTTGTTATATGCGTTCCTGTTGCCTTTTTAAAATATACCTTTTTAAAAGAGAGGAGTACACAATATGAATCAGAAAGAAGGACTTGACTTCTTTCCGATGGAGTGTGCGACTGACGATAAAATAAGGCTTGTGACAGCAGAATTTGGGTTAAAGGCAAAAGCCGTTATAGTAGAGCTGCTTCAACAAATATATGGAGTACATGGCTACTACTGTGAATGGAATAGAGAGGCTGCAATGTTGTTTTCACTTAGGATAGGTGAAGGTCACTCTGGCGTCAATCTATTAAATGAAATAGTGCTCTGCTGCACAAGAAGGGGAGTTTTTTCACAAGAGCAGTTTAGAAAGAATGGGATACTTACATCCTATGAAATTCAAGAAAATTTCTTCAATGCAACAAAAAGAAGAAAATGTGTAAAAGTGAAAAAAGCATACCTCTTAGTTAAAGTCGCCCTTTTTTCGGAAAATGTAACCATTATTGATGAAACTGTAAACATTTTGAATGAAAATGCTGACAGTTTCAGACAGAGTAGAGTAGAGGATATTAATACTACTCTATTTGATAAAAGTCCAACACTTGATGAGGTAAAAAGATATGTGAGTGAAAATGCTATATGCATAAATCCTGATAAATTTTATTCGTATTACCAGATGCATGGATGGAAAGATATAACAGACTGGAAAGCTGCTGTTGATTTCTGGGCGTTGAATGAAAGACCTGAGAAAAAGGTGAGTAAAGGCAGACAATATTCATCGACTCAGGGGACAAAGAAAAATCAGTTTAATTCATTTAACCAGAGAGATATAAGTTCCTCAGATATAAGTGAACTTGAACAGCGATTATTAAATCGTGGTTGATTTGTCGGAATCCGACAAGATAAAAAATTTAAATGCACCTTTACATAGCAAAAAAAATAGCTGTAGGAAAATTAACATCACAAATAAAGCTGGGAGTGTGGTGCAGCTCCCGGAAAGGAGCAGGAATGAAACAGACAAAGAAAAAAAGTAAATGTATAGGATGCGGAAAGCAATTTACTGTGAATGCGAGAAATCAGCATTATTGTTCCGTTGAATGTCGTGAGTATGAGCGTAAAAAAAGACATGCACAGATGTATAAAAAAAGAAAAACACAGAAAAAGTTGAAAGAAGCAGAAGAAAAGAAGAGAAAGAAAAATAAAGAGGTTCATTTGGGAGAGCTTGCAGCATTTAATGATAAAGCAAAGCAGATGGGACTTACATATGGACAATATATGATTTTTCTGCAGACGGAAAAAGACAGGGAGGAAAGAAAAAATGCTAAACAGAATATTAAAAAAGTTGAAGTTTGTTAAAGAAATGGAAATAAAGATAAGTCAGCTTGAAGCAGTAAATCATACATTGATGTTACAAAAAAGTGATGCAATAGTTGAGAAGAATAATATACTGGCAGAATTGAATAAGCAGGAGTACAAGCTAAAGAATCTTGAATGTGCATTGATAGACATGATAGAAAAGCCACATATGGTATTTGCTCATCCGGGAAGTGATAATAGATATGTGCTAATAGACAAAAAAGAAATGAAAGCAAATGAAGAAAGAGAGATAAAGTTTTCGCTGACATTTCCAGAAAACAAAGTTAAGGTTGAAGTGAGGGAGTAAGCATGGAGACAAATATCAATAGTTTTGTAAGTGCTGAAAAACAGATAATCAATAGCATTGAAGAACTTAGTGGAAGTTACACACCTTATGTTATATTTACGGATTGGGTAAAAATGATGGCAATATCTATTCAGAATTCTTGCACAATACACAATAAATTATGGGATACAAGAGAAAAGCTGTATTTAGATACAGTTAAAAAATATAACAGTGGTGAAGTAGCATTGTTTTGTAAGATGCATGGTTTATTGTGGCAGTTATATCAGGAATATGGGATATATGATTATTTAGGAGACATATATATGCGTTCGGGAGCAGGGAGTAAAATGACAGGACAGTTTTTTACACCGTTTCATGTTTCTGAGCTATGTGCAATCATAAGGCTTAAAGATGTAAAAAAAGATGAAAATATAAAAATGAATGAACCCAGCACCGGAGGCGGCGGTCTAATTTTGGCAACCGCTAAGGTGCTTTGCGACAAGGGGATAAATTATCAAAGATGCCTTGATGTGGTAGCAAGAGATTTAGATTGGAACGGGGTTTATATGACATATGTGCAATTATCCATGATAGGGATTAAAGCGGTGGTTATACAGGGTGATACACTGGCAGAACCTGAAAAAAATTACAATGCCGAGAGGTTCTTAATGACCCCGGCAAAGATAGGAGCAATATTATGACGGACAGAGAAAAGTTATTTAATGATATATGTGTGTTGATACAGGATGATGAGTTACGCAACAGGATATATATAATGATGGATAAGTATGAAATTACCCAGAGAGAGACAAGTGTAGCTCTTTTAGAGGAAGATAGAAACGAGTATTTGCTAAAAACATTTATAATAGGCAAAACAGTAAAAGGCTGCACGAAACGCACATTAAGATTTTATAAGAATACAATCAGTTTTGTGCTTAGATATATTGGAAAGACTGTTGATGATATAACAACGGAAGATATTCGTTTGTATATAGCACAAAGACTGTATCACGATAGAGTTTCAAAAACAACAGTCGGAAATGAGATAAGAGCGTTAAGCAGTTTTTTTGGTTATATATACAATGAAGAAGTGATTAGGAAAAATCCAATGCTGCGTATTGAAAAGATAAAGAGAGAAAAAACGAAGAAAGAAGCATTTACAGAGATTGAACTTGAAAAGATGAGGGCACAGCTTGGAACGAACAGGGAAAAAGCTATATTTGAGATTTTATTATCTACGGGGTGCAGAGTAGCGGAGCTGGTAAATGTTAAAATATCAGAGGTAGATAATGATGAAATGCTTATTCATGGAAAAGGAGAAAAGGACAGAACAGTATATCTTAATGCAAAAGCACTATGGGCATTAAATGAATATCTTAATGAAAGACAGGATACTTCTCAATATTTATTTGCAGGGGGGCATTATGGTTGGTTCTTAGGCAGCCATAAAGGATTGAGTCCAAAGGGGCTTAAAGAATGGTATAAAAATGCTGAATGGGTAGATGAAGAAAGGCATATCACTATGGACTCTGTAGAAACCATGATTAGGAAAATTGGTGAAAGGGCAGGAGTAAAGGCTCATCCACACAAATTTAGACGCACCTGTGCGACATTTGCACTTCGCAGAGGTATGCCGATAGAGCAGGTAAGTAAAATGTTGGGGCATGAGTCAATTGAAACAACACAGATATATCTTGACTTATCAGAACAGGATTTAAAAGCGGCACATAAGAAATTTGTAATTTGATGGAGGTAGAAGAATGATTGATGGTGAATTTGAAAGTTTTGTTGAAAAGTTTAATGAAAACAAAATTGAAAATGAAAAGTTTGTTGAAACAGATGATTATGAGTTTGAATACTCGCATAATGAGATTTGTGAAGCACAGGAAAATTTTGGATATAAAGTTAGAGAATTTTTAAAGGAGAAAGCACCGGGAAAGTATTGTGTGTCAGTTGATTATGATTGGTGTGTTCGTGTTGTCAGTATTGAATATGCAAGAGAGCATATGCTGTCTCTTGAAGAGTGTTTGGTGAGGTGAAGAATTTGAGAGCAGTATTAAAATATCCGGGAAGTAAATGGAATATAGCATCTCAGTTGGTGGAAATGATACCTGAACATCACAGCTATGTAGAACCATTTTTAGGAAGTGGAGCGGTTTTATTTAATAAGCCAGTATCTGATATTGAGACTATCAATGATTTGGCTCATGATGTTGTAAATCTTTTTCGGTGCATACAAGAAGATTCGGTTCGATTAGCTGCAATGGTAATGACTACACCTTTTAGCCGTGAAAAATATGAGGATACATATAAGTTGGATGTATGGGAAGTGCTGGCACCGGATGAACCATATCATAAGGCATTAAAATTTCTAATTCAGTGTTGGCAGGGACATGGATTTCGGACTAATGGCAGCAAGGTAGGTTGGAAAAATGATGTTGTTGGACGAGAAAGAGCATATGCGTTATGGAATTGGTATCGTTTACCAGAGTGGATTATTGACATAGCGGATAGACTTCGTAGGGTTCAGATTGAAAATCGACCAGCATTAGAAGTTATCAAGAGATTTGATTATGAAAATGTATTTATGTATTTAGACCCGCCATATTTATTGAATACTAGGGCCGGGAAGCAATATAAGCATGAAATGTCAGATACAGAACATGAGGAATTGTTAAAAGCAATAGTAAACAGCAGAGCAAAAATTATGATTTCAGGATATGAATCAGACTTATATAACGAATATCTTAAGAAATGGCATAAAGCAACATTTAATAGCTGTGCAGAACATGGCAAAAAAAGAATTGAAGTCGTGTGGATGAATTATCAAAAGGGACAGATGACTTTAAAGGATTATGTTACAAGGGGGCAATTATGATTAACGGAGAATTGATAGTTGACAATTTCGCTGGCGGTGGTGGTGCCAGTACCGGTATTGAAATTGCCACGGGAAAAAGTGTTGACATTGCAATCAATCATGACATAGAAGCAATTCGGATGCATAAAGCAAATCATCCGCATACAAAACATTATTGTGAAAATGTATGGGAAGTTGACCCTGTCAAAGCTTGCGAAGGACATCCTGTCGGACTTGCATGGTTTTCGCCTGACTGTAAACATTTTTCAAAAGCAAAAGGTGGTAAACCTGTAGAAAAGAATATCCGTGGTCTTGCATGGGTGGTCTTGAAATGGGCAGCTCTTGTAAGACCTAGAGTTATTATGCTAGAGAATGTAGAAGAATTTCAGACATGGGGGCCATGTGTTCCTATTCGTGATAAAAAGACTGGGCGTGTGATTGTAAAAACAACAGAAAAATATGAAAAAAACAGGATTGCTGAGCCGGGAGAAGTTGTACCGGTCAATATGCAGATATTTCAGCCTGACCCTAAAAGAAAGGGTCAGACATACAGAAGATGGAGAAAGCAACTTGAAGCACTCGGATATGAAATTGATACAAGAGAACTTGTTGCGGCAGATTATGGAGCGCCGACTATGAGAAAACGCTTTTTTATGATTGCAAGATGTGACGGGAAACCTATTACATGGCCAGAGCCAACACATGCTCAGAGGAATAGTGAAAAAGTAAAAGCTGGATTGTTAAAACCATATGTAGGTGCATATACACAGCTTGATTTTTCTTTACCTTGTCCGTCTATATTCGATACTTCGGAGGAAATAAAGAAGAAATATGGACTTCGAGCGGTACGACCACTGGCATCTAAAACAATGGAACGCATAGCAAGGGGACTAAAAAAATTTGTAATTGATAATCAGGAACCTTTTATTGTTCAGGTAAACCATAGTGGAGCAAAAGGAACGTATTGCAACAGTATGGATGAACCATTAAAAGTAATAACATCGAAACACGGATTTGGAATTGTAGAACCTAAACTTACCCCGTACATGGGAACAAATACAACAAATCATTCTGGTGGTGATTGCGGAAATTCCATACATACAATAACTACTGGAAATCAACAATGCCTTATAAGTCCTACAATAATTCAATATCATTCTGAAACATCTGCTAAGGAAGTAAGGGGACAAGATATAGAGGAACCGATTATGACGCTCGACAGTTCAAATAGATATGGTCTTGTAACATCGTTTTTACACAAATATTATGATGGTGGATATAAGGGAGCTGGAGATACAGTGAAAAATCCATTGCCGACAGTGACAGCATGGGATCATAACAGTCTTGTTACGGCAAACCTTATTCAAATGAATAATCATTGTGATGGTAGAGATATTAAGGAGCCACTTCCTACCATTACAGCTGGAGATGGACATTTTGGAGAGGTCAGAGCGTTCCTAATCAAATATTATGGAGAGGGTACGGGGCAGGATATTAAAAATCCGTTAGATACAATTACATCTCGTGACCGTTTTGGTTTAGTAACTATAGCAGGAGTTGATTATCAGATTGTTGATATTGGACTTCGGATGCTGGAGCCAAAGGAATTGTATGGATGTCAAGGGTTCCCAGATGATTATATTATCGACCACGATTTTGAGGGACATAAATATCCAAGAAGCGAGCAGGTAAGAAGATGTGGAAATGCAGTGTGTCCGCCAATACCAGCAGCATTAGTTCGGTCGAATCTTCCAGAGTTGTGTGTGGCAGAGAGAATGCCGAATATTATTAAAAATAATATTGTTATGGAGAAAAATGGACAGTTAGCATTTGCATGAGAAAGGGAGAAACAATGGTAGATAGATATTTGTTTAAGGCTAAGTTTGATGATTCTGATAGATGGGTTAAAGGGGAACTTGTTGAAGTAAATGATAGTTATTTGATTATTCCAAATCATGCGAGCAAAATATCAGTCTGTTGGTTTTCGGCATCAAACATTATAGAAGTAAAGAAAGATACAATTTGTCAATGCACAGGATTGAAAGATAAGAATGGTAATCTTATTTGGGAAAATGATATTGTAAAAGACTTATTTAGTGATGTTTACGCACAAATCAAATATGGCGGCTATCAAAGTTGTTTTGACAGTACAAAAGTTGAACATATTGGATTTTATGTGAATTGGTTTGGTAGATATGCAAAAAGCCGCAGAAAAGACTTAGGTTACTGGATAAATATGGTTGATGCAGAAATTGTCGGCAATACATTCGATAATCCTGAGTTGTTAGAAAGTGGTGAATGACATGGATAAGCAGATAGACGAGGGTTTGGTTCTTCGATATACAAAATTGGAGGTATAAAATGCTGATATTGCCTATAAAGAAAAGGTGGTTTGATATGATTCTATCGGGAGAAAAGAAAGAAGAATATCGAGATATTACACCATATTATGAAACAAGGTTTAAAAATTTATGGGGTGATAGATACATGGGCAAGAGAAAGATTATGTTTAGAAATGGATATTCAATACATAGCCCATCTTTTGTTGTAGAATGTGAGTTGAAAGTTGGAAATGGTCGTTCTGAATGGGGAGCCGAAGAAGGAAAAGATTACTACATTCTCAGAATCTGTAGGATATTAAAGTAAATATGAGGAAAAAACATGGTACGAGCAAGTGACGAAGAAAGATTTTATCAATGCTTAACTTGTCTACACATAGAAAGCTGTAATTTAGATGAAGAATCGGAAGATGAAAGAGGGATGTGTAGACAATATAGTGTTGATAAAAATATTGAAAAAAGTTTACAGAATACAGAACAGTTTAAGGAACATTTTTTAATGTTAGAAGATTAAGGAAAGGCGGTTGAAAGACCGTCTTTTTATAATAAGCTATGTGTAAAAAATGTGTATTAAACTATTGACAAATGTGTAAAAAATGTGTATTATATATACATAAGGAGGTACAAAGATGAAGCAAAGAGAACTTGTAAAAAAGCTCGAAAGTGTGGGATTTGAATTTGTAAGACATGGTGGAAATCATGACATCTACAAAAGAGGTGATGACGAAGAAAAAATTCCGAGACATCGAGAAGTAAATGAAAGATTGGCAAAAGCAATATTGAGAAAATGGGGATTATAAAATCCCCTATCTCAATATATTACTATAGATATACATTTCAAATTTGGAGGTTGATTATATGAAAGTGACATATCCGGTTATTTTTACAGATGTTGATACAAATATTTTGATTGAAGTACCAGATTTGGGTATTTTGACAGAGTCAAATGAGGAAGGTAAACCAAAGGGAAGTATGGCAGATGCAATCACAATGGCAAGAGATGCTATTGGAATAAGCTGTATTGAAGCAGAAGATAATGGAAAAGAAGTGTTGCATCCATCTAAGATGACAGATATTGATGTTTCAAAAGGAACATTTTATGAAGATGGAACAGGTATTGTATCTTTGGTTGATGTTGATTTAACGGCATATAGAAGAATGTTAGATAATAAGACGGTTCGTAGAAATGTAACATTACCAAACTGGTTAAATCAGGAAGCAGAAAAATCACATATTAATGTTTCTAAGGTATTACAGGAAGCGTTAATGTCGAGATTAGGAGTGTCAAGATAATATAAAAGGCGGTCGAAAGACCGTCTTTTTTGAAAAAATAAAATAAATTTCAAAAAAATGAGAATCACACGAAGCAATTCTGTGATATAATGCTAATATCGCAAGAGTAGGAACAGTAGTTTTGATTAAGGAGAGGATGCATATCTTCTCCTTTTTTCGTACACTTATAACGGTAATTGTACTGTTGGGAGGTGGTTGGTTGAATACTGTTGAGCCTATCAGAGATTTAGATGTTGTGATGGATATTGCTGAATATCTAAAGGGCAAGAGCGATAGAGATTATGTGATGTTTATGTTTGGCATATACACGGGACTTAGAATATCCGATATACTTAAGTTTCGTGTGCGTGATGTCAGGGATAAAGATGCTGTTTATATCAGGGAGAAAAAGACTGGGAAAGAGAAAAGGTTTCCCATCAATGCAGAGCTTAAGCCTGTTATAAAAGATTATGTATATGGCAAGGATGATTATGAGTATCTGTTTAAGTCTCCAAGAGGCAACAGACCAATCACAAGGCAGCAGGCTTACAACATTTTATCTGAAGCAGGCAGGCAATTTGATATTGATAAGATAGGAACGCATACTCTTAGGAAGACATTTGGGTATCATATGTATCAGCAGACGCATGATGCAGTGACGATAAAAGAGATACTTAACCATTCAGATATATCAATTACACTCAGATATATTGGAATAAATCAAGATAATAAGGACAAAGCAATAAAAAATTTATCATTTAAGAAGCGAAAAAGGTAGCTTCTTTTTTTATTATATGTGCTATTTGACATATTAAAGGTGTGTCAAATGAGGGTAAATAATTTTGCTGCACTTTAATGAAAGAAGACAGATAAGAATGATTTGACAAAATATAAAGATATGTCAAATGAGTGAGGTTGAAAGATGGCAAAGGAATATGCGTACAAATTTTATCACAGTAAGGCTTGGAAAGACTGTAAGCGGTCTTTTATAAGTGAGAGGATTGCAGTCGATGGTGGTATGTGCCAGGAGTGTGGTAAACAGCTTGGATATATCGTACATCATCGTACACACATTACACCTGAGAACATATCGAATCCCGATATTACTTTAAATCACAGCAATTTAGAGTATGTCTGTAAGGATTGTCATGATAGGTTCGAGGGGCATGGAGTTAATAACAAGAGACGGGGCTTGCTTGTCATGTTTGACGAGAACGGACAGCCTATAGCAAAGCTCTAACCCCCCTGTTTATGGGTGTTTGGGACATTCTAAAAACACCGGTAGCCTAGATTGATTTGAAATGCAGGTCATTTCATAAGGGGGGTGTGGTATCAGGAGGTGAGAACAGAGTGGTAACACCGGAAGAAATTGAAGAGGAAGCAATGCACAGGGATGAAAAAGCGGATAGTATTTCGCAGTATTTAGAGAAACAAAAGCGTGTGAAAAAAGAAGTTGCAAGATTAAAGCGGTTGTTTAAGGAGATTGACGAGAATAAAAAGAAACTTGTTTTAGCAACCATTGATGATGTTGCTTTTATGAGTATCACGATGCAGGACCTCAGGGAAAACATCATTCGTGACGGAACTACAGCGGAGTATAAGAACGGCGAAAATCAATATGGAACTAAGCAGAGTCCTGATGCACAGCTTTATTTACAGTTTTCTCAGAAACAGACCCAGGCAATGAAGATATTGCAGGATTGTCTTCCGAAAACGAAAGCCGTTGAGGTTGTTGAGAAAGACGATGGCTTTGATGAGTTTGTTGGAGGGCGTGAGGATGTATGAGAAGATATTGTTTAGATTACAATCCTATCCTTGATTATTTTGACAGGATTGAAAAAGGTGAGATTAAAGTATCAAATAAGATATACAGATGGTACAAGTATCTTGCGTGGCATATTAAAAATCCGGATGAATATCATTACTCGGCAAAGAGGGCAAATCATGTTTTGGAGTTTGCGGAAAACTATTGCAAATTGTCAAAACATAAGAAGGGAACGACAAATGATGTTCGTTTAGAATTGTGGGAGCAGGCACATCTTGCCGCCGTGTTTGGCTTTATTGATGATAATGGAAACAGACAGTGTAGAGAGTCGATTTTTATTGTTGGTAAGAAAAATGGTAAGTCGCTGCTTGCGTCTATCGTTGGTTTGTATCTTCTTATTGCGGATGGAGAGCCTGGTGCGGAGATATATGCTGTTGCGACTAAGAGAGAACAGGCAAATATCATTTGGGAGGAAGCAAAGCGAATGGTGCTTAAATCGGCGGCACTTCGCAAAAGGATAAAGCCGCTTGTGTCAAAGCTGTCCAGTGAGGAGTTTAATAATGGTGTGTATAGACCACTTGCATCCGATAAAGACAGTCTTGACGGTCTGAATGTTCATGGCTGTATGATGGATGAAATTCATCAGTGGAAGAATGGCAAAGCATTGTATGACATTATGGCAGATGGTGTGACGGCTAGAGACCAGCCGCTTATATATATCACATCTACGGCAGGAACTATCAGGGAAGATATTTACGACCAAAAATATGATGAAGCTGAGAGAGTTATCAATGGTCTTTTTGATGATAACGGATACAAAGACCCACATCTGTTCCCGTTTATTTATGAGCTTGACAGCCGTAAGGAATGGGTTCGGGAAGATTGCTGGATTAAGGCAAACCCTGGCTTGGGAACCATCAAGAATAAAGATACACTGAGAGACAAAGTAAGAAAAGCTCGGGAAAATCCGCTTCTTGTAAAGAACCTTGTTTGCAAAGAGTTTAATATCAGAGAGACATCATCAGAGAGCTGGCTTAATTTTGAAGATATTGATAATAACGCATTATTTGATATAGCAGAGCTTAAACCAAGGTATGGAATAGGCGGCAATGACTTGTCATCAACCAATGACCTGACAAATGCAACAATGCTTTTCATGGTGCCCGGTGATGATAATATCTATGTTGAGCAGATGTACTGGATTCCAGAAGATTTGGTGGAGCAAAGAGTAAAAGAAGATAAAATTCCTTATGATTTATGGATTGAACAGGGGTGGATGAGAACCTGTCCCGGAAATAAAATACATTACAAGTATGTGGTCGAGTGGTTCAAAGAAATGCAGCTTGAAAAAGATATTTATCTTTTCAAGGATGGCTATGACGCATGGAGTGCAACATATTTTGTCGAGGAAATGAACGACACATTTGGCCGGAGCGTTATGGAGCCGGTGGCACAGGGAAAGAAAACTTTATCTTCTCCAATGAAATCATTGGGTGCTGACCTTAAGGCAAAGAGAATTATTTACAACAACAATCCGGTGCTTAAATGGTGCATATGCAATACATCTGTTGATATTGATAAAAATAATAATATTCAGCCTTGTAAGGGTACAAGTCCTACAAGGAGAATTGATGGTCTTGCCGGTCTGCTGGATGCATATGTTATGCTTGAAAATCACCTTGAAGAATATTTGTCTCTTATATAAATTTTTGGAAGGGAGAAATTGTGGGACTTTTTAGTAGATTTAAAAATGTGAGTAAAAAAAGCTCTTTCAAAATGATTACTGATGTCGGTAATGGATTTTATGCGTGGAATGGAAAATTGTATCAGTCTGATATAGTGCGTTCATGTATAAGACCCAAGACAAAGGCTATAGGTAAGGCGGTGGCTAAACATATCCGGGAAACATTTAAAAAAGATGGGTCAAAGGATATTGCTGTAAATCCCATGCCATACATAAAAAATCTTTTGGAAGAACCTAATGAGTATATGTCCGGGCAGATGATGCAGGAGAAAGTTGCAAATCAGCTTGCTCTTAATCATAATGCTTTTATTTTGATAATAAGGGATGATTTTGGTCTGCCCTGTGGCTTATATCCGATACCGGCTGCATCTGTTGATGCAAAATATTATAATCAGGTGCTTTATCTTAAATTTTATTTTCAAAATGGCAAGTGGATGGAAATACCGTACACGGATATTATTCATCTGCGTGAAGATTACTGCGATAATGACATTTTTGGTGAGCCGCCGGGAAAAGCACTGGTGGAGCTTATGAATGTTGTGACAACATCAGATCAGGGGATTATCAAGGCTATTAAAAATGGTGCTGTGATAAGATGGCTGCTTAAGTTTACGCAGTCAATGCGACCGGAAGATTTGGAAAGTAATGCACGGCAGTTTGCTGAGAATTATATGAATATGTCTTCAAAGTCATTTGGAGTGGCAGCAGTTGATTCTAAAGCGGAGGCACAGCAGGTAAATCCTAATGATTATGTACCCAATGCGGCACAGACGGACAGAACCATACAGAGAGTGTATGGCTTTTTTAATACAAATGATAAGATTGTTCATTCAAATTATGACGAGGACGAGTGGATTTCATACTATGAGGCTGCGATAGAGCCTATCATATGCCAGATGGCAAATGAATATACAAGAAAACTGTTTTCAAGAAAGCAGAGAAATTGTGGTAATAAAATCATATTTGAAAGCAGCAATCTTACTTTTGCAAGTATGAGCACAAAGCTGCAGCTTACTTCATTTGTTGACAGAGGAATAATGACTATAAATGAGGTCAGACAGTACCTTAATCTTGCACCTGTTCCGGGTGGAGATGTTGCACTGCTCAGAAAAGATACCGGAAAGCTGAAAGAGGGAGGTGGAAGTGATGGTGAAGATTGATGCAAAAGGAACTATTGTAAACAATGATGATAAGTGGATATACGATTGGTTTGGTTATGATGCTTTTTGTCCTAAAGATATTGATAAACAGCTTGAGGATGCAAATGGTGATGATGTAACTATCGTTATTAACAGCGGTGGCGGTGATGTGTTTGCAGGCTCGGATATGTCTTATAGTATCAGTCAATATAAGGGTAATATTCAGGCAGATATAAGCGGGTCCTGCTGTAGTGCGGCAAGTATCGTGGCGTGTGCAACAGGTCATGTGAGAGCGTTTCCAACCGCCATGTATATGATTCATAATGTTTCAAGCGGTGCAAGAGGCGATTATCACGATATGGATAAACAGTCGCAGATATTACAGACGGCAAACAGAGCAATATCAGCTATTTATCAGCAGAAAACAGGCAGGAGTGAAAAAGAATTGCTTGACCTGATGGATAGAGAGTCATGGTTTGATGTAAAAACTGCTATGAAATATGGTTTTGTTGATGAACTGATAGAAACAGGCAGAAGCGGCAATATGCCGTTTAGCATAAATAACGCATTTGGTGGAATCATACCGGATGAAACAAAGGCGAAGATAAGAAATCTTATCAAAGGGTCAGAAACAGGAAGTCTTGCTGATAAATCGAGTGAGGCTTTTTTTGTTGCCAAGGAAAAAATCAAAATTTTAAGAATGAAAGGGGAAATTTGAACATGAAATTTATGAATGTAATCAAAAATTTTAAAAGCAGACAGGATTATGTTGATTATCGTAATCAGATGCTTGATGAAGCCACACAGTTTCTTGATGATGGCAAGATGGACGAGTATAAGGCAAAGCTGGAGGATGTTGAAACTCTTGACGATGAATATACTCAGTACACAGAGGCGAAAGCCAATGTTGAATCAATGAAAGGTGCTGTTAAAATGCCAAATGTACTCAGTAATGCGGCTCATGCAGGTACTAAAGATGGAATTGTGGCTTCTGTGGGTGATATTGTCAAAGAAGATCCTACAAACAGTATCGAATATCGTTCTGCCTTTATGAATTATGTGCTGCATGGTGAGAAGATGTCTGCAAATCTTACAAATAGTGATGAAGTTACAACTACTTCAGATACGGGTGCAGTTATTCCGAATACAATTCTTAATAAAATTGTTGAGAAGATGGAAAAGACAGGTGACATTCTTAACAAGGTTACAAGAACCTTTTACAAAGGTGGTGCGACAGTCCCTACTTCGGCTGCGAAACCTGTTGCAACATGGACTACTGAAAGAGGAAAGACAGATAAGCAGAAGAAAACACTTGGCTCTATCACTTTCAGTTATTTCAAGTTAAAGTGTGTTGTTGCGGTTTCAATCGCTGTTGATACCGTAACGCTTGATGTGTTTGAGAGAACTCTTACAAGCAATATCGCAGAGGCAATGGTTAAGGCATTAGAAAAGGCTATTATTGCAGGAGAGGGTGCATCTGCAAATCAGCCTGAGGGTATTTTGTCAGATGCCGTTGAAGTAGTAGAGGGTCAGAAAGTTGAAATTGCAAAGGGTAAAGATATTACATTTAAAAACTTATGTGATGCAGAGGGAAAACTTCCGGCTGCTTATGAGTCTGCTGAATGGTATATGACTAAGAGTACATACTTTAATCAGATTGCAGCTATGACAGATACAAGCGGCCAGCCTATTGCCCGTGTTAATGCCGGAGTTTCCGGAAAGCCTGAGTACAGAATACTTGGCAGACCTGTAAACTTTGTGTCATCTGAGTATATGTCAGATTTTTCTTCAACTGTTTCAGCAGATACGGTAGTAGCTTTTATGTTCCGTATGGAGGACTATATACTTAATACTAATCTTAATGTAACGGTTAAGCGTTATGAAGATCATGAAACAGACGACCAGGTGACAAAGGCTATTATGATGGCAGATGGAAAGGTCGTTGACAACAATTCGCTTGTTGAGGTCATTCAAAAAAACTTATAGTCCCTAACACAATTTCAACATATACAGAGCAGGAGCTTGAGGAGATGACTATATCGGACATCAAGGCTCTTGCTGATGAACAGGGCTATAGTGTTAGCGGTAATGTGAAAAGTCTTATTATAGAGAGTTTTCTTGAAGCCCAGGAAAAAGCAGTCAAGGGGGTGTAATATTTGACGGATTTTGGAGAGAAAATCAAAAAGAGCCTGAGAATAAAGCACAGTTCCCTTGATGATGAGATTGACAGCAATATTGAGATATGTCTGCTTCTGCTCAGAGGAGTAGGCATATCAGAAGAAAAAGCGTGTGCTGATACACAGGATATGCTTATATTTAAGGCTTGCGAATTGTATTGTAAGTGGCAGTTTAACTTTGATAATCAGGCTGAACGATTTGAGAAAGCATTTGAAGGACTTCGTGATTTTCTTTCGCTTGGGGGTGAATACACAAATGGAAGCACTGAATGATATTCTTTTTCTTATAAGTGAAGGGGAAAAGAAAGAAGATGAGGATGGCTTTGAGGTGGAAGTACCCGGAGAGGAACTGGAAGTTTTTTGTGCTGTCAAGTCGGTAAGACAGAGCGAGTTTTATAATGCTTTGAGAAATAATAAAAAGGTCGTGCAGGTCTTTAAAGTAGCTTTTGATGATTATTCAGGACAAAATAATGTGAAATACGATGAAAAATTGTACAAGGTAGAAAGGACATACCGTACAGATGAGTATTACATTGAATTGTCATGCAGTGAGGTGGAATGATGGCGGTATTTGATTTTGATTTTCCGGATAATATGTTTGACGATGTTTTAAATATATTTGATGAGACAGCTCCAAAGATGATAGATGAGGCATTGCCGATTTATGAGAGTGCGGTCAAAAGTGAGTTGCAGCCACACCGGGATACAGGTGAACTTATAAGTTCTATCAAATGTAAGAAAGCAAAGAAAACTGTAAATGGTGCATACATCGGCTATCTGACAGCGGAGGGGGCTTCAACAAAATCTACTTACACCCGTGAAAACGGAAAAGTTGAACCGTTTAGAAATTATCAGAAAGCACTTGCACTTGAATACGGCAACAGTCATCAGCCGGCAAGACCTTTTATGCAGTCTGCTGTGAATAGCAGTGAGGACAAGGTTTTAGAGAAAATGCAGGAAGTTTTTAACAGGGGGATAAGATGAGTGTTCTTGGTGATTTGAAAACTGCCTTGAAATCCGTATGCACAGAGGTTGCTATGGATGTTTATGACGGAAAGGCAGACACATACATTGTTTACAATGTGGCAGCAGAAAAGCCGGGCGGGTTTGCAGATGATAACCCGGCTATAAATGAAATGTATTTTCAGGTACATCTTTTTGTACCTTTAAATAAAAATTATCTCAATATGCAAAAGGCTATTAAAACCGCTTTATTTTTAAGCGGTTTTTCTTATCCAAAAGTTGCCTTAAATACTGTTGAGAGAGATGTAAAAAAAAGACACATATGCTATGAGACAAACATAGCGGAAAGTGAGGTTTAAATGGCACAGGTAGGTTTAAAAGGATTTTTACATGGTGAGTTAAAGGATGGTAAGTACAAAGCACCATCCAAACTTGCGGGAGCGATTGAGTTCAAGGAAAACTTAAACTCGAACGATGCGAAACTTTATGCAGATGATGTATTACAGGACAGCGACAGCTCAGTAACAGGCGGTGATATAACGCTTGGTATTGATGATGATGATCCTGCTATATTTGGTCCGCTTCTTGGACAGAAGAAAAACAGCATTGCATTAAGCGGCGGAGAGTCGAAAACAGTTGATGTATATGATGCTACAAGCAATGATGAGCCTATAGCGGTAGGATTTGGCTATATCAGCAAGAAAAATGGTGGAAAGTATAAAGTTGTTTTTTATCCGAAAGTTAAATTTGCACCGTATTCTGTTGATGCAAAGACTAAAGAGGAAAAGTTGGAATATACAACACCATCTGTTGTAGGTACTATTTACCCTGATGAGCAGACAGGGCTTTACAGAAGAACGGCTGTTGTTGAGTCGGAGGCAGATGCCGTAGCTGCTCTTAAAGCATTATTTACACCGACAGCGGAGTAGTTTTGTTATTTTTTGAAAAGTTGTATGCTGCATTGCCGGGCAGTGCGGCATATTTTGATGTGAAAGGATGGTGAGGTTATGAGGATATTTAATCTGAGCATTGATGGGAAGACTTATCCGGCTTGTTGCGGAATAAGAGCACTTGCACAGCTTCAGAAAAAGTATGGAAGTCTAAAAGAGTTTGAAAATAAGATATTTTCACGAAGTGAAGATACTGAGAAAAGTGAAAACTATCTGGATGAAATTGATTATCAGGCGTTGCTTGATACTACAATGCTTTTCCTTGAGGAAGGTGCAGAGGCTACAGGGAAGAAAGCTCCTGATAAAAAGATTGTGTATGCAGTTTCTAATCCGGCAAAACTTGCAACAGAAATTTTTACTACATATGCAGGCTCAATGTTTCCGGAAAATGAGAACGATGAAAAAAACTCGGAGAGCCAGACGGAGGGAGAATAAATTTCGTCTGGTATAAATTTATTGCAAAGACAAAACTTGGATGCTCTGAGGCAGAGTGTAATTTTTTGTCAATCGGGGAATTTTCTGATTTGTACTACGAATACAAGAATGTATTCGACCTTGAAATGAGTATGCTTGCATCTTCAATCTGCAATATGTTTGCAGGAGGTTCAGCAAATACCTATGAGAGGATGATAACCAGTGCAGAGGAAAGAGAAGAAATCATTAACTTTTAGAAGCGGAGTGATAAGATGGCGAATAAAAATAAAATTGGTGCATCAATAGTGCTTGAGGGTGAGAAAGAGTTTAAAGCAGCGGTTACAGCTTGTAATAAACAGCTTTCGTCAATGAAATCAGAGCTTAGTCTTGTTAAAGAGAAGTATGCCGAGAATGCGAACAGCCTTGAAGCACTTCAGGCAAAGCATAAAGTTCTTTCTCAGGTGCTTCAGGGACAGAGAAGTAAACTCGATGCAACAAAAGCCGGTTATGTGCATAGTGCTGAGTCACAGAAAAAAGTTGCAGACGGTCTTGAAAAGTTAAGGGCAGAATATAAAAACGCACAGGCTGAAATGGATAAAATGAAGAAATCCGGAACAGCCACGGATGCGGAACTTGATAAACAGCAGAAAACCATTGATGAACTTGCAGAGGCAATAAAAAAAGGCGAGAGAAATTATGAAGCCGCCGGCAGCAGAGTGGAAAATTGGAAAAATAAATTAAATACTGCGGAAGCACAGACTATAAGAGCAAGCAGAGCCTTGAATACAAATGATAAGTATATGAAAGAGGCTAAAAACTCGGCAAATGGTTGTGCAACATCAATAGACCAGTATGGAAAATCAGTCAGGGAAGTAAGAGTTAATGTTGAACAGCTTGGAGAAAGTAACAGACAGGCTTTTAATAATCTTGCAGACCAGACAGTTGCATCAGGAGTAAAAGAAAAGGTCGAGGATATAGCAAAAACTTTGTATGAGTGTTCTGAGAGTGCTGAGAAGTTTGAAAGTGCATCAGCAAAGGTTAGTACCATTGCTGATACATCGAAAAAATCAATGGGGACACTTAACAAGGAGATGCTTGACCTGTCTACAAAGACAGGAACGGCGGTAACGGATATAGCTGAGTCAACATATCAGGCTATATCAGCGAGTGTTGATACATCAAAGGCGGTGGAAACAGTAGGTGAAGCCACTAAACTTGCAAAAGGTGGATTTACAGACAGTACAACGGCAATTGATGGTCTTACAACGGTTCTTAATTCGTATGGAAATAAGGTTAAAGATGCGTCTGAGGTATCAGATGTATTCCTGACAGTACAGAACTTAGGTAAAACATCGGTTAATGAACTTGCGTCAAGTATTGGTAAGGTTGCTACCAATGCGGCTAATTATGGTGTTTCATTACAGGATTTGGGAACAGCATATATACAGCTTACTAAAAGAGGTATTGAAACAAGTGAGTCTACGACTTATATTAAGTCTCTTATGAAAGAACTATCAAAACAGGGTTCAAAAACGGCGGCGACTTTGCAGACAGAGACAGGAAAATCATTTACGGAGTTGATGGCGGAGGGAAAATCGCTTGGTGATGTTATTCAGATATTAAGCGACAGCGTAGGCGGTGATGCAACAGCATTTTCAAATCTTTTCAGCCGTCAGGAAGCTGCGACAGCGGCAACAGTTCTTTTAAAGACAGGAACAGAGGATTACAACAATACTCTGAAAAAGGTAACGAATAGTACCGGTGCGGCTGATGAGGCTTATAAAAAGATGACTGATACATCAGAGACAGCTAAACAGAAGATGTTAAACGGCATTGAGAACTTAAAGATTGCTATCGGAACACAGCTTAATGAGTCTCTTGACGGAATGTACCAGCATGGACAGAAAGCAATCTCCTGGGCTATGGAGTTTATTAAGAAAAATCCTAATGTAGTTAAGGCTGTAGTTTCGCTTACGGCATCGTTAGGGGCATTAACAACAGCATTTGTGGGTGTAACAGTGGTAAAGACTGTAACTCCATTAATTACAGCTTTTGGTGCAGCACTTATGGCTAATCCTATTTTACTGGCGGCAACAGCACTTGCTACACTTACTGCTGGGATAGTTACATTTGCCATGCAGACTAAAAGGTCTACAAGTGAAACTGAAAAAGCGGCTCAGGCAGATCAGAAAGAAATTGATAAGCTGAATGAGAAGACAAAGGCTATAAAGGAAAGTGTGCAGGCAGCAAAAGACAGTTTTTCGTCTGCTGAGTCAGAAGTAGCGGCAGTAGATAAGCAGGCAGAAAGACTGAAAGAACTTAATAACATTGAACATAAGAACACTGCTCAAAAATCTGAGATGAAAGCAATAGTAAATTCATTATCTCAGCAAATACCAGAACTTGCAAATGCTTATGATGAAGAAAACGGAAAACTTAAGTTATCTAATAAGCAGATAACAGATAAAATTTCCAATTATAAAAAACTTTATATGACACAAGCTGCTGAGGCTGATATAAAGGAACAATATAAACAGCAGTATGAGGCTGAAATGGCACTTGCGGAGGCTACGCAGAAACGAGCAGATTCCAAAAAAAGATTAGCAGATGCAGAGAAAAAAGCAGAGTCAGCACAAAAGGCATTAGAAAAAGAGTATAAAGCTAATGCTGGAAATATGAATTATAATGAAAATTATAGTGAAACATATCAGAAAGCACAGCAGGCATTAAGTAAATACGCAGAAGAAAAGGAAAGACACAAAAAGACTTCCTCTGAATTAAATAAAACTATTAAAGAGCAGGAAAAAATAATTAAAGATTGTAATTCTAATGTAGATAAGGCACAGAAATATATTGAAAAGTATAGCAGAGCAACAGACGACCAAAAGAAAAAAACAAATAACTCAGCCAATGCCGCAAAGAAAGCTGCAAGACAGTATAAAAATCTTGGAAAAGCATTTGATACTGCCGTTGTTCAGATGGGAAAGTCGGGCAGCAAGGTTGATGATGCCACAAAGAGAGCTTTTAGTAATTCTGTAAACATTGCTAAAAAGACAGGTACTAAGATACCTAAAGGACTTGCGGCAGGATTAAAAGATGGAAGTAAATCGCCTCAGACTGCACTTGATACATTAAATACAGCAATAAATAAAAAATTGATGATTCTTGCTACTAATGCAAGAAAACAGGGTGCATATATTCCGGAGGAAATAACTAAAGGGATAAATGGCAGTTCTGCTGACCCGACAGTTGCATATGAAGCCATAAGCAAACAGATTCAGAAGCGTGCTGACAATATGCAGAAAAAACTTGACAAGGTCGGAATAAATATTTCTGCAGGGATGAAAAAGAGTTTTGAGAAAGGCGGCCAGAGTTCATTGGATGCAATTCAGAAATCTGATGCTAAAATATCAGAACTCATGAAAGCGGCAGGGGTAAACAGTGTTGATGGTCTGCTTGCCGGAGTTGAAAAGAAGAAACCTGAGGTTGTTAAGGCTTATGAGGACTTAGGTGATGCAGCAGACAAGGCTTTTAAAAAGAAACTTGATATTCATTCACCATCAAGAGTTTTTAAAAAGTCAGGCGAATATACGGTTGACGGTCTGATACAGGGTATCGAATCAAGTTCAAAAAATGTTGGAAAGTCTGCTGAACAGCTTGGAAATATTCTTGTTAAAGAATTGTCTGACAAGATTAAAAATAAGGATCTGAAAACTAACGGCAAAGGATATAGTGATGCCACGATTGCAAAATGGTGGAAAGCTATCGTTAATGCTACATATGCCGGAACAACTGCACATACAAAGGCATTGCAAAAATATTATGCTGCAAGAAACAAAGTTACAAACGATGGAGAAAAGCAAAGGAAAAGCCTTGAAAAGCGGAGAGCAGCATATCAAAAAAAGCTGGAAAAAGAGCAGAAAGAGCGTAAGAAAAAACTGGAAGCACAGAAGAAAGCAACGGCAGAGAAACAACAGGCTCTTGTTACAAAGCTTCAGAACAAGATAGAAATGAGAGACTTGAAGACAAATGGACATGGTTACAACGAAAAGACTGTTAAAACATACTGGGATAAGGTTGTTAAAGCAACGAAAAAAGGAACATCTGCACATACAGATGCTTTAAAACAGTATTATGAGGCAAGAAATAATCTTATTAACAGTAAAAAGGAATATTTGAGTAATTATAAGAAAAGTTACAAGGAGTATATGTCAACTCTTAGATCAGAGTTGGAAGAACTTAAAAAAACATATAATGAATCCGTGAAGTCAACTAAAGAGTCGATTGCATCAAGTTTCAGCATTTTCAGTGATGTAAGTCTGACAAAAACGGATGACGAGAATGGTCTTGTAGTGAATTTACAGCGTCAGGTTGATGCACTTCAAAAATGGCGTACAAACCTGCAGGTTCTTCGTGACAGAGGAGCATCTGACGAGATGATGAAAGAAATCGAGGGTCTTGGAGTGAATTCTGCCGGTGATGTCGAAACGCTTACAAAGATGAATAATGAACAGTGGGCGGAGTACAAGCAGTTATACAGTCAAAAAAATGCTGTAGCAAAGATGGAAGCTGTAACGCAGAATAAAGATTTAAAAAAGTCTACAGATAAGAAAATGAAAGAACTTGAAAAAACATATAAGACAAAGATAGCCAAACTCAAAAAAACATATCAAAAAGAAATGAAATCAATCGGTGCGAATGTGGCAAAAGGTTTTGCAAATGGTATCGAAAAGGGAAGTAATGATGTGTATAAGGCTATAGCGAAACTGACAGGGCAGACGGTGAAGCAGGTTAAGAAAAATCTTGGAATACATTCACCGTCAAGAGTGATGGCTGAACTTGGAGCATACACAGGTCTTGGATTTGCACAGGGATTGCAAAGAGAAACACAGGGACTTGCAGATATTATTACCGGAAATCTTCCAACAACAGTACCTCAGGTAAATGGTAAAGCCGCATCGGGATTACAGAAATCAAGTCAGTTAAATCTTACGATTCAGATGGATGGAAATGTAGTTGGAAAGGCTGCGTTAAATACTGTAGATATGTTACAGGGTGCAAAGGTAAGTCTTACAAGAAGGGGGATAGCAAATGCGTGATTTTTCATTTAATGATATAAGGGCATCAAGTAAAGGAATGACAGTCGAAAGTATAGATATTGGCTATCCTGCGGTTAAAACAAGTGAGATACCGGTACCGTATCGTGATTCAGTAATAGATGCGTATGATCTTAACGGAATGAAAGTTTATGAGGACAGAACGATTACCGTGAAAATGTGGAAAAAGTGTTCAGACAGGGCAGAAGTGGAGAGGACTAAACATTATATAGCGGATTGGCTGTATCCACCTGCGGCAAGAAAAAAATTTATTGACAGTGCAATGCCTGATTATTATTTTTTGGCGAAAATAAGTTCTTTTGATGCATCTGCCTCAACCAGAAAGACCTGTATTATAACAGTTACATTTAAAGCGGATCCGTATATGTATTCATCGAAAGAGGGTGTGAGAAATACGATATGAGAACTATTAGGATTGAAAACATTGAAGATGGAAAGCCTAAGCAGGAAATTATTTTTGATATGCAGCCGGATCATATGGAAAGAAAATTGTCTGGAAGTATATCCAGGGAATTAAATTGTGCGGATTCTTTGTCTTTTGACATTTATCCGGATAATCCGGGATATGATATGCTTTCACCTTGTCTTACTAAAATATGGTGTGTTGATACGCCGGAAATAGAATTTTTAGGCAGGGTTCTTAAAGCCGTTCCTTTGATGGACAACACGGGAGCTATATACAAACAGGTGACATGTGAGGGGTATCTTGCATATCTTCAGGACAGCAGTACAGAGATAGAAGCGTTTGATATGTCACCTGTCGAGCTTGCAAAGGAACTTATAGACAGGCACAACAGTAATGTACCTGAACATCAATTTGTAATTGAATTTGATGCCACTGTCACAGATACGCAAAAAGCGGAGCTGTCAACATCCGGAGGAACGACATTTGATGAGTTGTCAGCATTGATTTCAAAGTATGGCTGGGAAATATCGGTATCTTATAAGATGGACTTAGTCGAAGGAAAAGCATTGTTTGATAAGCTGACAGTGTCAAAAAAGATTGGAAAAATATGTGGGGACAGTGTAATAGAGATTGGATATAATCTTTTGTCCTATTCATGTGAACAGGACATGAGTACGCTTTGTACGAGAATACTTCCGTTAGGTCAAAAGATTTATACCGATGAGGATAATCTTGAAAGGGTTTCTATAGCCGGTGTAAATGGAGGAAATAAATATCTTTCAAAAAATGAAGATGTGTATGGTGTTATACAGCGTACTGTTTTGTATGAAGACATTAATGATCCGACTGAACTTTTGAAGGAGGCACAAAAGTATATTGATATATATTCTGTGCCGTATAGCAGTTATACGATTTCAGCCATAGACCCACATAATCTTAATGGAAATAAAGAGAGAATACAGGTAGGAAATTGGTACAAAGTTAATGCCAAAATGCTTGGAATTGACGGTGTGATGCTTAGAGTAAACAAACAGACGATAAGCCTTGACAGTCCCGCAAATGACAGTTTTAGCGTAGGCAGTACGGCGGCTACGGCATCGGGTTCTATAGCAGGTGCAGTGACAGGGGAAAAATTAAGTCTTTTAGCTGACCAGAGTAATACCAACAACATTATTGTGACAAAGCAGCTTGCCGCACAGCAGGCATGGATAAATGACCTGGTAGCAGTCAACATAACTACTGACAATCTTAAGGCAAAGGTAGCAGAGATTGACAGTCTTACGGCTAATGATGCAATCATAAAGAATATTATTGCACAGACTATTACGACTGATAATATTTCGGCGGCAGTTGGAAATATAAAAAATCTTACTTCTGAGTCGGCACTTATTAACAATATCAGAAGTACGATTATCACAACGGATTTTTCAGATGCAGTTGTCGGAAGAATGAGTGACGGAGTTATTACAAATGCTCTTATCAAGTCATTGACTGCGGATAAGATAGCATCCGGTACAATCTATACGGATAATGTTCAGATACAGTCAAAAGACGGGACTATGGTGCTGAAAGACTCTACCATGCAGATTTCTGACGGAAAGAAAGTGAGAGTCCAGATAGGTAAGGATGCAAATAACAATTATACTATTATAATTTATGATGAAAACGGAAATGTGCTCTGGGGCGAGGGTGGAATTACTGAAAATGCCGTAAGAGATGGTCTTATCAATGACAGGATGGTGGCGGATGATGCAAACATCAATGCCAAAAAGGTAAATATTCCATCTTTGGTAAGAGAGATAAACAATGGAACTGAGACTATCAAATCAAGTGCGATAAATTATGATCCTACGGGACAGAGTCTTAATATCGCATTTAATAAGATTGTGTCGCAGCTTCTTGACGACATAGGATTTAACCAGTTTTACGATGCACAGAAAATGCAGGAGGGATGGATATATGTCGGAGAATACGCTCATAGTGGAAATGTGCAATGGGACAGGGAACATAAGCATTATGAGTGTGACATTATAAGTTTGTCGAAGAAATATTCTTATGTAAATAATTCATTTATGCCTTTAGATGGTACGGCTTATACATTGTCAGCTTACATAAAAGGCAGAGCAATGATATATTATCCGACTGCTCTTGAAACAGGAGATGTATTTGATAATGCAGAAACAACAAGGGTAAAATACGATTTTGTGTATGACAGTACAAAAGGAAAGCCGGTATTTACTCCGGCAGATGACGACGGAGTAATAGAGATATATGCAATAAAACTTGAATATGGCGGAGCAATGACGGAGTTTTGTCTGAGTGCTGATGAGGAAGAAAGAGAAGGCAGGGTTCAGATGGCAAACTTTGAAGTGAGCAACACAAACCTTAAGTATGAACTCTATGAAAAGAATGAGGAAAATCAGCAGAAATTTTCGCAAATAGATGTGAACATTGATGGTATTAAGGAAACTGTCGGAGTAATCCAGGGAGATTATGTAACAAGTGCAGCATTAAATCTTAAAGCAGATGAGATAAATGCAAAGGTTTCTGAGACATATCAGACAATAGATGGCATGAATAATTATGCAAAATCATCAGAACTTGATTTGAAAGCAGATTCGGCAATACTTGGAAACTACCAGACGATAGCTGGGATGAGCAGTTATGCCACTACAACATGGGCACAAAATCAAATAAGCAGTAAGGTTTCTGTCGGTGAGGTGTGTAGCGAGATAAATCAATCATCAGAGCAGATTGCACTTAATTCAAATCGTTTGTTGGTTAATAGCACAAACTTCAAACTTGACGGTTCGGGAAATGGCTCAATTGGTGGATGGCAGTTTGGCAATGGATATATGTATTCAGACGGAGAGGCATTTATTTCAACACATTCCAGAACTGGGTATTATAGCTGGGATGGGTTTCCTTATAAAGCAACTATAATGCAGGGGAAACTTATATGTGGAATCCAAAGCGGAGCTTTAGACGAGGCTGTTCCTGATACGACAAGGGGATATTGTGATTTTTCAGTTGCCGGAATTTTTGCTAAAGATAAAAAAATGAGCAGCGGGTATTTGTTTGCTGTAGGCACTGAAAATGGAGTTGTGACAACAAACACAGGAGCATTTACGGCATCAGACAGACGATTAAAAACAAATATAACTGAAATAGATGAACAGTACGCAAACGCCCTTATAGACGGCTTAAAACCGTCAACATATAGGATGATAGACGGCAAACGAACTCATAGCGGATTTATAGCAGATGAAGTTAAAATGACTGCTGAGAAAGTTTTGGGTACGGTAGATGATTTTGCCGCATATGCAACAGTTCAAATTGATGAAGATAAAAAAGACTATGCTGCATTACGGTACGAGGAATTTATCGCACCTCTGACGAAATATTGTCAGTGTTTAAAAAGAGATTTGAAGCAGGAAATAGAAAGAAACATGCAAATGCAGTTTGAGCTTTTAAACCTGCAGTGTGAAGTTATGACAATAAAAGCAAAATTGAACAATTAACATGGGAGGAATTGATAATATGGTTATATTAAGCAAGCAGACAACAGTAACAGGAGTAAGTGTATTAAAAGACGGTGATAAGGAGACAAGAATAGCCTTTATGAACGCAACCGTGCCGCAGGAGGGAAATCCAACAATAGGGCATGCGATTCAGGACAGAGAAGCTTTTGAAGCAAATATGCAAATGGTTATGGAAGATTTTACAACATTTGATAATTATATTTATTCATTGTTGTTGAGTAATAATGAGACAACACAGAGTTAAATCATCAGATAAATTTTAGAAAGGGGACAGTTATGAACATACCGGTAACATTGAATGTAAAATCTGCAAATGCAATACCTGTAATATCTTGTATGCAGGGAGATACACCGATCCTTGTTTGTACGATAATGAACGGTACTGAAAAATTTGTCGTTAATAAAGCTGAATTTGATTTGTGTGTTTGCGAGGGTGAAACAGCTAAGCATAAAGCAGTAACGATAAATGCAAGCATAAGTGGAAATACAGTTAGTGTCAAAATGACAAAGAATGAAACTGATGAAGCAGGAGATATAAAATTTTGTATCAGATTTTCAAATACAAAGAATAACACTGTGATAAGTACATTTCCGTTTATCCTTAAAGCTACTCAAAATCCATCATATACTGCTGCAGGGCAGATGGATGATGTGAGTGCTTTGACTGATTATGTGGCAGAGGCAAAGAAGTATGCTGATAGTGCAAAAGAGACAACTGCAGATGTTAGCACATTGGCACAAAAAACAACAGAGAAAGCACAAGAGGCAGAAAGTTCAGCGACTGCTGCAAAGGAGAGTGCTAATATAGCAGGCGATAGAGCAACAGAAGCACAGGAAGCAGCAGCGGCAACATTAAAGAGTTCAAGTACGGCAACATCTGCGGCTGAATATACAGCAAGTTGCCGGAAAGAGATAGAACAACTTGCATCTGAAGTTGAAAATAATTCAAACATTGCAAAATCTTATGCTGTTGGAGAAACATCGGCGAGAGATAATGAAGATATTGACAATGCAAAATATTATAGTCAACAGGCTAAAAAGTATGCAGACGAAGCACAACAGATAGTAGGCGGTAACTTCATACCTAACTCTGAAAAGGGAATTGCAGGCGGTGTAGCTGTATTAAATGCTAACTTAGCAGTTGAAAAAGCGGTAGCAGATGAAAATGGTAACAACATTCAAGAGACATATGCTAAAAAGACAGAAATAGCAGAAGTTATAGAAGTTGACAGCGAGTTATCGACAACAAGCACAAATCCAGTACAGAACAAAGTAGTAACTGCTGAAATTAACAGTGCAAGTTATCAGGCAGATGTTGCGAATGGCACATTAACTCAGTGGCAGGCACAAGGCAGAATACCAAATGGCATTGCAAACAACCTTGTTACGACCGAAGAGGGATATGTTGCGGATGCCAGACAGTTGAATAAAAGTGTGGCGGGCAGTTTCGCCGATAGTGTTGATAAGAGTATCTCTGCATTAAACAATGCCCTAACGCCATTCACATTTACAAATGTTGCTAGTGGAACACAAAACGTTATAGCGTTTTATAATTCAATTACAAAAATGATGTTTGTGAGTTTTAATTATAATATAGCTCGTGTAAATGAACCAACAAGTCTAGTTATACTTAACGACAATGCTCATACCATAGATACTGATAAATATAGATTCCCCGTTAGTGCTTGGGATGGTACAACCGGAAATATAGTATTATCGTATGGATATGTATCCGGACAAAACATATGCATATATGCTCCGCCATGCAATGAATTTAATGCTTATGCTGCATTTTTTTACCATTGCAAATAGTATTTAACTCTATATTGATTTTATATAAAGAAAGGAATGACTATTATGAAAATCAAATTAAAAGACAACACAGAACTTACCGTTACCGAAAGCAGCACAGCAACAAAAATCACAGCAGATTTTTCTTCTGCTGAAGATATTGAAAACTTCCGCAAGAAACTGACTGACGAAAATCTGGCAGCATTTAGGTACATAAAAGACGATACTGGCGAAATCATAGGCGAGTACAAAAATTATACTTTTGAAACAGTGTCATATCTATATTCAGAGGAAAAGAGTGTTTTTGAAGCGTCATTTAACATCCGTCAGTTCAGCAATATAGAGGTGAGACTTGCGGCAGTCGAAGCAGGGCAGACTACTCAGAATGATGCCATTGCTGAGATGTCAGAGGTTATTTATAGTGAATAGAAAGGGGGTGGACGATATGGTGAAATTTTGGTCTGAGAGAATTGCATACGATTTGAATCGTATTGACGAAGTTCCGGCGAAATTAAGAGTAAAAGTAAAAAAATATATCGAACAGCATAGTGAAGCGTAAAGGCTTCTTTTTTAATGCCTAAAGGCAGGAAAGGAGACACAAATGGCAGCATACGCAATAGAAATAATAATAGCAGTTATTTCAATGCTCGGAACAGCAAGCGGAGCATATTTTGCAAATAAGAGGTCAACGGCTCTTGTAGCATACCGCTTGGAACAGTTGGAGAAAAAGCAGGATGTACATAACCAGGTAATCGACCGGGTTTATGAGCTTGAAAAATTAGTAGCTTTAAATTCGGAAGATATAAAAGTAGCAAATCGCAGAATAGAAGATTTAGAAAAGAAATAAGGAGGTTTTTATTTATGTTTAAAAATTGTGTGTTGAAGGTAAGTGTTGATACTCAGAAATGGGTGAAATCTGCGACAGTCAGAGCGATTAAAACAATGGCTCAGACTGCAGTTTCGGTAATCGCAGTTGGAAGTACAGTGGCAAATGTTGATTGGAAACTGGCAGCATCTTCGGCAGTAGTAGCCGGAGTTGTAAGTATTTTGACATCAGTAGCCGGACTTCCGGAAGTAAAGTGTGAGGAATAG